TCAATGCTCTTTGGGGTCGAGTTTCGCGGCGGCCTTAGCCGTCCTCGCGGCGTGCATGTTCTCAGATAGCGCGGCGCGGATTTCGAGCGGTGCATCAGAAAGGATGCCCCGGTAAATAAAGTCTAGTCCTATCCCGTAGAGGTCGGCGATCTTGGCTCCCATCGCAATGTCGAGGCCTTTCGTTCCCGCCTCGACCTTGGTGAGCGTGCTCCGATCCAGGGCGATTGAATCGGCGAAGGCAGCCTTGGTCATGTTCAGCGCCTCGCGGATCGCAGTTATCCGCTCCCCGACGCGATCAGGGTGCATTTCGGGCGAGAGAATGGCTGCGGCGACGAGCTTTTTCATGCCTGAAGGTTGCGCGGCGTTGGAAAAAACGTCCATCGACCTTTTGTCCACTGTTGACTGATGGACATTTTGTCCATTACTGAGCTGGTATGAGAACATGCAAAACCGTCCGAGATCTGATCGACAAGTGGCCTGTGCGGCGCGACCTCGCCTCTGATTTGGGGGTGACAGTTGACCGTGTGAATAAATGGGTCCGGGTAGAGTCGATTCCTGCGCGTTACCATGCGGGGCTGTTGCGTGCCGCTTGGCTCAGGGGGTTTCCTGTTTCCGCGGAAGATCTTGTGCGCATGCACGACAGATCCAGATGCGAAGCGGCTGCGGAAGGGGGGGTGCAGCCCCGTCAGCCCGATCCCCCCTCGGGTGTCGAGGGCGCGAGCCTTGCGCCGGGTCTTCGCACCTTGCCTGCCGTTCAAATGGCACCTGCCCTTTCCCAAAATTCCTTGACCGATATGCGTCATCCTGACGGTGCGGAAGGACGTCTCCTATGAGAAACGGCACTTTGATTTCGCAAGAAGATGCGGCGCGGCGGATCGAGGATGCGCTGCGGCTGCGGGTCGGGCGGGGGCGTCGGTTTTCGTTTCCGGCGCTGTCGGATGCGACGGGCATCCCGACGCGGACGCTGGAGAGCTATGTGCAGGGGGCGACGCCGCAGCTGAACGCGCTGTTGTCGATCTGCTCGGTGCTGGGGCCGAGCTTCACCAGCGACATTCTGGCGGCCTGCGGGCAGATGGCGCATGAGGCGAGCCCGGGCGAGCCCGAGCATCTGCGGGTGGCGGCCTCGCTGGGCGAGCTGGTGATGCAGATTTCCGAAGCGGTGGCAGATGGTTACGTCGATCACCGCGAGGCGGCGCAGATGCGTCCGCTGGCGGCGCGGCTGATCGAGCTCTTGGAGCCGCTGGCCTATGACCCGGCGGCGCGGGGGCGGCCATGAGCGGCGCGGCGCTGCGGATCGAGACCGGGCGGATGGCGCGGTTTCTGGGGCTGATGCGCGACCGGCTGGCGCTTTTGGGCGATGGCGAGATCGACGCGGTGGAGCGGTTTTGCGACGCCGCGGGGCTGGTGCGGCTGGTGCAGGGACCGCCCGAGGGCGGCGCGCTGGTGCTGCTGGCGGTGCCGAGCCTGCGCATGCTGCATTTTCTGGACCGGATCGGCTGCGCGCCCTGGGCGGCGATGGCGGTGGCCTTTGCCGGGGTCGATGTGCCGCCCGAGGCGGGCGAGGTCGATGACCTGCTCGCGCGGGCGTTCTGAGGACGGGGCGGCACGATGGGCATGAAGCTGATCAGCGGGCCGCGGGCACAGGGCAAGGTGATGCTGCCGCCTGTCGGCGGGGCAGTTCTCAACGCGGGGAGGATCTGCGATGGTTGAGGCATTCCATGGGGCCGGGATACAGCGCGCCGCGATCTTCAAGCCGGTGGGCGCCGAGGAGATCCGCGACTATCCGCTGTCGAACGAAGACCGGCTCGACAGCCATTACTTCGTGCCCTGGGAACGGCGGCGCTGGCTGAACTCCGACATGCGCTTGCGCGGCACGGCCGAATGCCGGGCGCTTTATCTGGATCTGATCTTCATCTCCTATGACCAGTCGCCGGTCGGCACGCTGCCGATCGACACCGATATTCTGGCGCGGCTGGTGATGGTCGATCCGGTGCATATGCGGGCGCTGTGCAGCCTGCCCTACGGTCCCCTGCACCGCTGGGAACGCTGCCGCTGCGATGGCGGCGAGATCCGGTTGATGCATCCGATGGTGCTGCGCACCCTGACCGAAGCGATCGCGCGCAAGGAAGACAACCGCGCGAAGAACGAGGCGGCCAATGCCGCCAAGCGCCGCCAGCGGCTGCGGATCACGATCTCCGGCTATGCGGCGGATCTGGCCAAGAACGATGCGGCGCTGCTGTTCATGGATGAATGGCTGGTGAGCCAGGGCTGCGAGTACCGGTCCTCGGCATGGGTCGAGCGGGCGCTGGCGGCCTGGTCGGATCACATGCTGGCGCTGACCATGCGGGCCAGATCGGAACGGCCATAACTGTCCAAGATTGTCCGAAAGACAGTGTCAAGACAGTCCCGGACACTCTCGGACTGTCCTGCACGACAGGGAAAAGGACAAGACATTGAAAGGGATAGAGGCCGAACCTCAGACGGACCCGGGCGGGCGAACCTGTGGATATGTGGATAAGTGCTGAGAAAGGAGCAGGGAAGATGACAGGGCAGGATCAGGAACAGGACGTGGAGCGGCCGGACGGTGAACGTCCGGACGGGGGCCGGAGCGAGGCGCGGGTGCGCGCCGAGTTGCTCGGGCCGATGGCCGGGCTGCGGCGCAGCCGCAAGGTGACGGCCGAAGACCATGCCCGCGATCAGGCGATGATCGCGCGCAGGCTGTCTTACATGAGCCGACAGAACCTGCGGGGCCTGTGCGAGATGGCGCTCAAACAGGCGCGCGGGGTCTGGCCGGAACCGGCGCTCTTGCTGAGCTGGGCCTATGGGCTGGAGCAGCCGCCGCCGCAAAGAAGCGATTACGTCGCCTCGTTGCTGCGCTCGGCGGCGGGGCGCGAGGCGCGCGACGGCGGCTATCTGGTCGAGCTGATGCGGATGGCCCGGCGGCTGGGCCCGCCGCCCGGGCGCTACATGATTTCGAAGCTGCGCGAGGAAGCCGCCGACAATGCCCGCCGCCGCGCCGGGCTGCGCCAGATGCTGGAGCGCGGCAGCAGCCTGCGCCGCGAGGATCACGCCTGGCTGGAGGCCTATCACGCCGATCTGGCGCTGGCGGAGGCGATGATGAAGACTTCGGATGCAGAGGATTGCGCGGCATGAGCCTGATGACATTTCCCGGGGGGCGGGTCGTTCCCGCGACAGTTCTGGCGGATCTGGCGGTGCGCCATCTGACGGGCACGGCCGATCCCGCGGCGATCCGGGCGCTCGGCGCGCGCGATCGGGCGCAGTTCCGTTTCTGGGTCGAGGTGCTTGACTGGGCGCTGTCGACGAAAGCGGTGGCGCGGAGCGAGCTTTGGGCGCGACGGGGCGGCGCGGGCGGCCCGCTTGAGGTGGTGCTTTCGGTGACGCGGATGCAGGCGCTGGCGCAGGCCTGCGTGATGGCGCGGGCGGCGGCGCCGCAAAGCTGCGGGCCGGAGATCGCGGCCGCGCCCGCGCGGGGCGCCGCGCTGCGGTTTCAGCCGGTCGCGATGGTGCCGAAGGGCGCGGAGGGCTTTGCCGCGGAACCGGCGGGCTATCGCGGCCGCGATGCGGTGCGCCGCGCCGATCTCTTCGACAAGATGGACCGGGCGGCGCAGCGGCGCGGTCAGGCGGCGCCGTTCTCGCCCGGGCAGGTTCTGGCGGGGCGCAGCTATGCGGCGCTGGCCGAATTCGTCTCGGCGGGCGGGGTCAGATGCTCCAGCCTCGAAGGGCGGATCGGCGGCGGCGGCGCGGGCGGGCTCGACTGGATCGAACGGCACGCCCAGGCGGCAGCGCGGCTGGCGCGGATGCAGGCGCGGATCGGCCCCGGCGCGGCGCTTTCGGTGCGCCGGGTGCGGCCCTCGAAACGCGCCGAAGAGGGCGGCGCACGCACGATCGCGGACCGGGCGCTGGTCGATGGCTTCTGCCTGCAGGGCCAGAGCCTGGGCGATGTGCTGCTGGCGCATGGCTGGGCGAAGAGCGGGCAGAACATCGAAGCCCTGCGCAAGGCGCTGGCGGCGGCGCTGGAACGGATGCGACTTTGACTTGACCAAAGCGGATGCGACTTTGCGCTTGACCGTTAAATCGCGACTGCGTATGGATTTTGCATGATCTCGCATTGCGCCCGAAGGCTGACCGGCCTTGCGGGCGTTTTTATTTTCCGGGGACGACATGGCGATCAGGAAGCTGTGTTCGGCGCCGGGCTGCGAGGCGCTGGCCCTGCCCGGCGGCTCGCGTTGCCCCGAACATCTGGCCCGTGACAGGGAACGCAAGGCCAAGGCCGCGCGCTCGGCCGAGGCAACGCGCTGGCACGCGCTTTATCACGATCCGCGCTGGCGGCGGGCGGCGGCGGCCTTTCTGGCGGCGCATCCGCTTTGTGCCGATTGCGCCGAATTGGGCGTGATCGAAGCCGCGCGCGAGGTCGATCACATCACCCGCCACAGGGGCGATGCGCGGGCGTTCTGGGACCGGACGAACTGGCAGCCGCTGTGCAAGCGCTGCCATTCGCGCAAGACCGCGCGCGAGATCTGGCACGGCGCGGACTGAGCCCCCCGGGGGGTATCCGGAAACTGGCCCCCTTCCCTCCGCACCGGCGGGAGGAGCTTCGTTTTCGCGGGCGGGAAATTGGGATCAAAAACCCACTTGGAAGAAGGGAACACGAGGGCGGCATGCGCGGCGCGAAAGGCACTCTGAGGATCGTCACCCCGATGAAGGGCGAAGACGAGGCCATTCCGGCGCCGCCCGACTTCATGAGCGCGGATGCGCGCGCGGTCTGGCTGCGGCTTGCCCCGCAGCTGGTCCGGCTCAAGCGGCTCGAACCGCATTATCACGAGCTCTTCGCGGGCTATTGCGAGGAGGTCGCGGTCTATATCGCGATGACGCGCGATATCGGCGCGAACGGCGTGACCTATGAGACCGGCGCGGGACGCAACGGCAACCAGAAGCGCACCCGCCCCGAGGTGCATCTGCGCAAATCCGCGCTGGAGGGAATGATCCGGCTCGGCGCGCTTTTCGGGCTCTCGCCGATCGACGAGAAGCGGCTCGGCGCGGCCAGCCAGGGCGATCTCTTCGAGGATCTGATGCGGGCGGTGAATGCGCCCTGCGCTTGATCACCCGGTCTCGCGCTATGCGACCGATGTGATGGAGGGGCGGATCGTGGCGGGCGAGCTGGTGCGGCTGGCCTGCGCGCGCCATCTGCGCGATCTCGACACCGGCGCCGAACGCGGGCTTTACTTCGACTGCGCCGCCGCCGACCGGATCATCAATTTCGCGCGGATGCTGCAACACACGGTCGGCCCGATGGCGGGCAAGCCGCTGGAGCTGCAGCCCTGGCAGGTGTTCCGGCACGGCTCGGTCTTTGGCTGGAAGCGCGAAGGCTCGGGGCTGCGCCGGTTCCGCTCGACCTATCATCAGGTCGGCAAGAAGAACGGCAAGACCACCGATACCGCGGTGCCGATGCTGTTCACCCAGCTGCTGGACGGCGAGGCGGCGCCGCAGGGCTTTTGCGCGGCGACGACGCGCGATCAGGCGGGGCTTTTGTTCAAGGAGGTGGGGCGGATCGTCAAGCGCTCGCCGGTCCTTTGCAAGATGATGCAGACGATGCGCCACGAGATCGTCACGCCGCGGGTGGACGGGGTGATCAAATGCCTCTCGCGCGACGGCGATTCCAGCGACGGGATCAACCCGAGCTTTCTGGCGCGCGACGAGATGCACCGCTGGACCGACCGCGAACTGGCCGAGACCATCGTCGAGTCGATGATCGCGCGGGCGCAGCCGATCGACTGGGTGATAACCACCGCGGGCCATGACCGCCATTCGCTGTGCGGCGAGCTGCGCGGCTATGCCGAGGGCGTGCTGCGCGGCGCGATCACGGACGACGCCTTTTTCGGCTTCGTCGCCGAGCCGCCCGCCGATTGCGACCCGCTCGATCCGGCCTTCTGGCCGATGGGCAATCCGAACCTCGGCGTGTCGAAGCCGATCGGGAAGATGCACGAGGCGGCCTCGAAAGCGGCGGCGATCGCCGCCTCGATGCCGAACTTCAAGCGCTTCCACTGCAACCTCTGGACCGAGGGCGAACAGATGTGGATCGCGCGCGAGAGCTGGGACCAGGGCGCGGCCGATGCGCCCTTCGATGTGCGGATGCTTTACGGCCGCGATGCCTGGGTGGGGGTGGATCTGTCGAACAAGATCGACACCACGGCGATTGTCGTCGCGGTGCCGCTCGACGGGCTGATCTACCTGATCGCCTACACCTTCCTGCCCGCCGGGCCGAAGGGCTTCATCGTGCGGGCGCAAAAGGAGAAACGGGAATATGTCGCCTGGCGCGACCAGGGCTGGCTGGAGGTACATACCGGCGGCTCGATCGACGAGGCGCAGATCGAGGCGCGGATCGGCTGGATCGCAAAGACCTTCGCGGTGCAGGAGATCGCCTATGATCCCTGGGGCATGAAGTACATGGCCGACCGGCTGGCGAAGCGGCGCCTGCCGATGGTCGAGCACCGCCAGGGCTTTGCCAGCATGTCGAACCCGATGAAGCGGGTCGAGGAACTGGTGGCGCAAAACCGCATCCGCCACGGCGGCAATCCGGTGCTCGCCTGGCAGGTGGGCAACGTGCACCGCGACGAGGATGCGGCCGAGAACATCAAGCCGAACAAGAAACGCTCGACCGGGCGGATCGATGCAGCGGTGGCGATGATCATGGCGGTGGGACGCGCCGCCGCGGGCGAGCGCAGGCGCAAGCAAGCAAGAGGGGTGGAGACATTATGAACCTGCGCGGTCTTCTGGGCCTTGGCGCCCGTGCCACGTCGCCTGCCATGCCGCCTGCCGCGGCGCGGATCGAACCGGCGCTGACCGGAATGGCCCCGGCACTGGCGGCAGCGGGCGCGGCCGCCCTGCCCGTCTCGCACGACGCGGGCTGGCGGGAGTTCGGGATCACGGGGGCAAGCCGGGTGCGCAGCCTGCCGCGGGTGACGCCCGATCTGGCGCAAAAGCATGCGACCGTGGTGGCCGCCTGCACGGTGATCGCGGGCGATCTGGCAAAGCTGCCGCTCGGCGTGTTTCAGCGCGCGGGCAGCGGGCGCGAGATCCGGCTGCGCGACCATCCGCTTGATCACCTGCTCAATGCCGAGGCCGCGCCCGGCGTGCCCGCCCATGTGATGCGCTTCGCCATCGGCTATGCCTTCACCCTGCGCGGCCGCGGCTTTGCCTTTGCCCCGCGCGACGGCGCGGGCGAGGTGACGCTGATCGAGGCGATCCGGCCCGATCACTGCACCGTGCTGCGCAGCGGGCGCGAACGCTATTACGAGTTCGAGGACGGCGCGCAGGTGCGCCGCCGCGTCTCGGGCCGGGTGATGGCGCATCTGCGCTACATGGCCGAGGACGGCTGGACCGGGCGCAGCCCGATCGAGGTGGCGGCCGAGACGCTGGGCATTGCGCTCGCCCGTCAGGAGGCGGCGGCGCGGCTGGCGGGCGGCAAGGGCTTCAAGGCGGTGGCGAAGCTCGAGGATTTCGGCGCCGATGACGAGACCTGGCAGCGCGCGCGGGCGCGGCTCAAGGCGGCGATGGCCGAGGATGCCGACGAGGGCGTGCTGATCATCGGACAAAGCGACGACATCAAATCGCTTGGCCTTTCGGCGGCGGATCTGGAGCTGCTGGCCTCGCAGAAGTTCGACCGCGAACAGATCGCGGCGCTTTACCGGGTGCCGCCCGCCAAGCTGCAGATGCTCGAATACGGGGTGAAGGCGAACGGCGAGCAGCAGGCGCTGGATTACAAGGCCGAATGCCTGACGCATTGGGGCCGGTTCCTTGAATCGGGTCTGGGCCAGGGGCTGCTCAGCGCGGCCGAGCGCCGCGCCGGGCTGTTCCTGCGCCACCAATATGACGCGCTGCTGATGGCGACGACAAAGGAACGCTACGAGGCGATCACCAAGGCGGTGGGCGGGCCGATCCTGACGCCCAACGAGGGGCGCGCGATCGAGGGCAAGGACCCGATCGCGGGCGGCGACGTGCTTTATCCGCCGCCGAACATGACCCGCAAGGACGACGGCGCAACCGGGAAGGAAGGCTGAGAGATGGGCAAAACGGTTCGGGACGTGCTGGCCGCGGGCGGCGGGCTGATGGCGCTGGACACGGCGCGGGCCGCCGATCTTCTGGCCACGGCCTGGCCCGCGGCGGCGGCAGAGCCGCAGGCCCTGGCGGGCGATCCGGCGCGCTACACGCGCGAGCCGGGCCTTGCGGTGATGCCGGTGCGCGGCCTGCTGACGCCGAATTCGGCGCTTCTGGAACGCTATCTGGGCTGGGCGACCTATCGCGGCATCACTGAAGCCTGCGCCGAGCTCGCCTCTGACGCGGCGGTCTCGGCGGTGGTGGTCGAGTTCGACACGCCGGGCGGCTACACGCTTGGCATCGAGGATGCGGTGACGGCGCTGCGCGATCTGGCGGCAGTCAAGCCCGTCCATGCGCTGGCCGCCCCGCTTGCCGCTTCGGCGGGCTATTGGCTGGCCAGCCAGGCGCGCGAGCTGGTGATGACGCCCGGCGCGGCGGTGGGATCGATCGGGGTGGCGGTGACGGCGGCGGCCAATGTCGCGCCGGGGGCCGCCTCGGGGGTGCAGCTCTTTGATTTCACCTCGCGCCATGCCCGGGCAAAATGGCCCGATCCGGCGACCGAGGACGGCAAGGCCGAGATCCGCCGCAGCCTTGACCGCACCGAGGCACAGTTTCACGCGGCGGTGGCGGCAGGGCGCGGCATCGCGCCCGAGGATCTCGCCGCGCGGCTTTCGGTCAGCGACGATCCCGAAGATGGCGGCGCGGTCTTTGATCCCGCCGAGGCGCTGGCGCGCGGGCTCGCCGACCGGATCGAGACCCGCGCCGCCTTTTATGCCCGGCTGCGGGCCGCCCATGCCCCCGCCCCGCGCAAGGGTCTGGCGCGGGGGGCGCGGGCGCTGGCCGCGGCAGCCCGGGCGAAGGCCCGTCTCTAAGATATCCCGGCCCCGGCCGGTGTGACCCCGCGCGCGGTGGCGGCGGGGAATGTGGCCGCGCGCCCGGCGCCGCGGCCTTTGATCCCGGAAAGGAAGAATGATGACGATCGATGATCTGCGCCGCGCGCGAAAGGCGGCGGCGGACGGCATGGCCGAAAAGGCCGAGGCGCTGGCCGCGCTGGAAGCGGCCGAGACGCCCGATGCGGCGGCGATCAGCGCGGCGGAAACCGCCTTTGCGGCGGCGCAGGGCGCGTTCGAGGCCGCCGACAAGCAGGTGAAGCGCGCCGAGGCGGTGGAAGCCGCACAGGCCGCCGCCGCGGGGCCGGGCGACACCGATCCGGGCGCGAACCTTGGGGCGGGCGCGGCAGCGGTGCCGAAAGACCCCGCCCACAAGGGCATCGAGGTCGGGCTGATCGTCGGCGCGCTCGCGGCGCAAAAGGGCGATCTGGGCCGCGCCGTCGCCCAGCTGGACCGGGCGGGCTTTGGCCAGGTCGCGGCCGCGCTCAACGCCACCGATGCGACCGCGGGCGGCGTGACGGTGCCGCGCCCGCTGGCCGCGGATCTGATCGAGATGCTGCGCCCGCGGGTGGTGATGCGCCGCGCCGGGGCGCGGGTGGTGCCGATGCCCGCGGGGCAGCTGCGCAAGGCGCGTCAGGCGGGCAGCGCGAGCGCAGGCTATGGCGGCGAGACCGTGGCGCCGCGCGCCAGCGCCCCGGGCTTCGAGGCCATCGACCAGAACTTCAAGAAGCTGCGCGCGCTGGTGCCGATCTCGAATTCGCTGCTCTCCTATTCCTCGCTGCAGATGGGCGCGCTCGTGCGCGATGATCTGCTCAAGGTGATGGGCGCGCGCGAGGATCTGGCCTTCCTGCGCGGCGACGGCACGAACGAGGCGCCCAAGGGCGCGCGCAACTGGATCCCGGCGGGGCATTGGCTGGGCGCGGTGGCGGGCACCGACGCGCTGGCGATCGACAAGGCGCTGCGCAAGCTCGTCTCGCTGGTCGAGGATGCCAATATCCTGATGGTCACGCCGGGCTGGATCATGCGCCCGGGGGCGAAGAACTTCCTGGCCGCGCTGAAGGATCTGCATGGCAATGCGCTTTATCCCTCGATCGACGCGCGCGGCGAGCTGATGGGATTTCCGATCCACACCACCACCCAGCTGCCCAACAACCTCGGCGCCGGGGCGAACGAGACCGAGGTGATGTTTGCCGATTTCTCCTATCTGGTGATCGGCGAGAGCGGCCTCTTGCGGATCGCGCAATCGACCGAGGCCGCCTATCTCGACGCCAATGGCGAGATGCAATCGGCCTTTGCCAATGACCAGACGCTGATGCGCGCCATCGCCGAGCATGACTTTGCCCCCGAACATGAGGTGGCGATCGCCGGGCTGCAGGGCATCGGCTGGGCGCTGTGATCCCCCGGGCCGCGCCCGGTCGCGGCCCGGTCCCTGATCGGAAAGGAACAAACATGGCCAGGCTGGTCACGGTAAGATTTCTGCGGGGCTCCGCGCCCTACAACACCGGCGAGATCGCCGGGTTCGAGGCCCAAGTCGCGCGCGCGCTGATCGCCAGCGGCGCGGCCGAGGCGGTGAAGGCCGCGCCGTCCTTGCCCGCCACGGCGGCCGGGCGGGAAGCCTGCAAGCGCGTGGTGCTGACCTTCCTCGCCGCCGCGCCGCCCTATCATGCGGGCGATGTCGCGGGCTTCGAGCCGCTTGAGGCGGCGGCGCTGGTGGCCCGGGGCAAGGCGGTGCCGCTGACCACCAGGACGGCGGCCGGGGAAGAACCGGCCGACGAGGAAGAGCCCGCCGCCGATCCCGCCGAAGATCCCGGCGCGGAAGAGGATCGCGCGGGTGCGGAAGGCCCCGATGACGGGATCGACGACGACGCGCCCGAGCCGGAGTTCGTGCTCGTCGATCATGACGACGACGGCGCAGGCGAAGACCTTGACGAAGATGGCGAAGACGGCGCCCCGCCGGTTCAGGGGCGCGCGGGCTGATGCGCGTTCTGGGACCCGTCCCGGCCGCGGTCAGCCTGGCCGAGTTCAAGCGCGCCACCCATATGGACGAGGGGACCGAGGACGATGCCGCCCTCGCCGCCTGTCTGGCGGCGGCGCAAAGCCTGGTCGAACAGGCGACGAACCGCCCGCTCGGCCCGCGCGAGGTCGGGATCACGCTGGAGGCCGTGCCCGGCCTGCGGCGCTGGTGGTTTCCCTGCGCGCCGGTGCTGTCGGTGGCGCAGGTGGTGGTCGAGACCGAAACGGGCGCGCAGGCGCTTGACCCGGCGCGCTGGCGGTTGCGCCTCGCCCATGACGAGCCGCAGATCGACTTTGCCGCGGGCGCGCTGCCCTCCATCGCCGCCCCCTGCCCCGTCACCATCACCGCCACGGTCGGCGCCGATCCCGAAAGCCCCGCGCTCCTGCCGCTGCGCCAGGCGATCGTGCTGATCGCGCGGGACTGGCACGCGGCCGGGATCACCATCGCGGGCGAGGCGGCCAGCCCCGGTGCGCTCTCCTTCGGCGCGCGCGCGATGCTCCGGCACGCCCGCTATCTGCGCCCGCGCGTGATGGCGTGCGGGCTTTCGGGGGGCTGAGAATGGGCGAATGCCTTGACACAAGGGCAACGATCCTGCGCCCGCGGCTCGGCGATGACGGGCTGAGCCGCAGCCTCACCGGCTGGGACGAATACGCGACCCTCTGGGCCAGCCTGCGCGAGACCGCGGGCGAGGAAGCCGCCGCGGCCGGGCAGATCGGGACGCGCCGCGGTGCAAGGCTGCGCCTGCGCGCCTCTCGCCGCGCCCGCCAGATCACCGCCGCGGACCGGGTGCGGGCGCGCGGCCAGCTGTGGGAGATCCGCGGGATCTGCGCCCCCGCTGCGGGGCTGATCGAGCTCTCCCTTGCGGCGATCATGATCGGAAAGGCGGCGGGATGACCGGCACGGTGAAGCTGGAAGGGCTGCGCGACCTCGAACAGGCGCTGGCGCAGATCGAAAGGACCGCCACGGCGAAAGCGGTGATGCGCCGCGCGCTGAAGACCGCCGCCCGGCCGGTGGTGGATCTGGCCGCGGCGCTCGCCCCCGAGGGGCCGACCGGCAATCTGAAGCGCTCGATCAGCATCAGCACCAGGCTCAGCAAGCGCCAGCAGCAGGCAAACCGCAGGCTGCAGGCCGAGGGCAAGGCCGCGGTCGAGATGTTCCTCGGCCCCGATTACAAACAGGCGGGCAATCACGCCCATCTGGTGGAATTCGGCACCAAGCCGCACCGCAACCGCGGTCAATTCGCCGGAACCCAGCACCCCGGCACCGCGCCCCGCCCCTTCCTGCGCCCCGCCTGGGAGGCCGAGGGCAGACCCACCCTCGATCGGCTGGGCAAGACGCTCTGGGGCGAGATCGAAAAGGCGGCGCAACGCGCGGCCGCAAAGGAGAAGGGCTGATGGAACAGGAAAAGGCGCATCCCGATGATGTGGTGAAGCTGGATGATGTGGTGAAGCTGCTGGCCGATCTGGCCGCGCAGCATGGCTACCGGCTGGTCGGGCTCGAACTGGTGGCACGCAAGCCGTTCGGCGCCGCGCTGCCGCACCACAGCTACAGGATCTTCTGAGCCATGGAAGAGAGCTTTCGCGCCGCCCTTCTGGCCTCGGGCGCGGTCACGGCGCTGGCGGGCGAGCGGATTGATTTCGGCGCCAACCCGCAGGACACCGCCTGCCCGCGCCTCGTGCTCTGGACGATCGCCGAGACCGGGGGGCTGCTGCTCTCGGGCCCCGATGGCGTGTCCCGCGGCCGCGTCCAGGTCGATTGCTACGCCGAGAGCTATGGCGCGGCCAAGCGCCTGTCCCGCGCCGTGCGCGCCGCCCTCGATGGCTACAGCGGCGGCGGGTTTCAGGGCGTCTTTCACGCGGGCACGCGCGATTCAAACGACAGCGAGGCCCCGTTCCGGGTCTCGCTCGATTTCATCACGGTTTTCACCAGCTGAGGAGGGCCGCATGGCCAACAGTCAAATCATCGCTTACGGCGCCACCGTCGAGCGCTCCACCGATGGCGTCGCCTGGACGGCGATCCCCGGATGCAAGGGCATCGCCATCCCCGCGCCGAGCACCGATTACATCGATGCCACCTCGCTCGACAGCCCGAACGGCTTCAAGGAATACATCCGCGGCATGCGCGACGCGGGCGAGATCTCGGTGCCCTGCGGCTATACCGCCGCGGGCTACGAACAGCAGATCGCCGATTCCGCCCGCGATGAGCCGGTTTACTACCGCACCACCCTCAAACCCGCCCCCGGCCAGAAGACCGGCGATGTCTTCCAGTTCCGCGGCTTCCCGACCCCGCAGGTCGAAGGCAACGACGTCACCGGCCTGATCGCCATGACGATCAGCATCCGCGCCACCGGCAACGTGACCTGGACCAAGGGGACGAAGGCATGACCGGCATGACGAGCTTGCGCGGCGCGGTGCCCTTCGCCGGGGAGCGGTATTTCCGGCTCTCCACCAATGCGCTTGTCCGCTATCAGGACGCCGCGGGCGAGACCCTCCTGGATGCGATGGCCGCGCTCGAACAAAGCCCCGGCGACACGCGGCGCATCCGCCGCATGGTCTGGGCGGCGCTCTCGCATGAGGGCCTCACCGAGGAAGCGGCGGGCGATCTGATGGACGAGATCGGCCAGACCGAAGCGGCCCGGCTTCTGGGCGAGGCGATCCGCGCCGCCTTCCCGCAGGCGGGCGCCCCGGGGGCGGAGGCCGGAGACGCCGGGGGAAACGGGGCGAGCCGGAAGAAACGGATCCCCTGAACGCGCTGCTGCGCGCCTGGCTTGAAGCGGGGCAGGACTATCCGGGCTTCTGGGATCTGACCCCGCGCGAGGCGGTGATGATCCTGCGCGGTGCCGCCGCGCAGCGCCGCGCCGAGGTCGAGACCGCCCGCGCCCTCAATCACCAGCTCGCCGGGCTCGTGGCCTTTGCTGTCCACGATCCGCAACACCTGCCGGAGTTCCGGCCGGACGACACCGCCGCCGCCACCGCCGCCACCGCGCAGGGCGCGCGCGAGGTCGATCATGAACGGGTCCGGGGCGCGCTGATCGCCATGGCGCTGCGCCCCCGGCCCTGATCTGCAAACCCGGCCGCCTGCGGGCGGCCCTGTCTTTTCGGGGAATGCCCATGTCTGCCTCTGCAGTGATCGGCGCGCTGCGCGTCAATCTCGGTCTCGACAGCGCCAGTTTCCAAAAGGGCGTCGCCAGATCGACGGCCTCGCTCGGTTCGCTCAAGGGCGCGGCCATGGCCGCCTCGGCCGCGGTCTCCGCCATCGGCGCGGCGATCGGCGGCCCGGCCCTCGCCTCGATCGTCACCGCGGCCGCGCGCTCCGCGCAGGAGATCACCCGCCTGTCGCAGGTCGCGGGCGCCTCGGCACAAGAGCTGCAGCACTGGTCCTTCGGGGCGCGGACGGTGGGCATCGAACAGGAGAAGCTCGCCGATATCCTCAAGGACGTGAACGACAAGGTGGGCGATTATCTCTCCACCGGCGGCGGCGCGATGGCGGATTTCTTCGAAAGGATCGCGCCGCGCGTCGGCGTGACCGCACAGGCCTTTCGCGATCTTTCGGGGCCGCAGGCCTTGCAGCTTTATGTGTCGAGCCTGGAGAAAGCGGGCCTCTCGCAGGCGGAGATGACCTTCTACATGGAGGCCATCGCCAGCGATTCCACGCTGCTGCTGCCGCTTTTGCGCGCCAATGGCGCAGAAATGGCCCGCCTCGGCGAGACCGCCTCAAGCTTTGGCGCCGTGCTCGGGACCGATGCGATCACCGCGCTGCGCGCGGCCGAGCGGGCGCTCGACGATATCTCGGTCGTCCTCGAGGCCACGCGCAACCGCATCGCCGCCGATCTCGCCCCGGCGGTCGAGGCGATGGCGCGCGCCTTTGTCAATTCCATGCGCGAGGGCGGGTTTCTGCGCGGGGTGATCGACGGGCTGATGGCGGCGCTGCCGCATCTGACCGCCTATGCCGCCGCCTTCACCGCCGGGCTGATCGCCTGGCAGGCGGCCGCGATCGCCGCGCGCCTGGCAACGATGGCGCTCTCGGTCTCCATGGCCGGGCTGCGCGCCGCGATCGCCGCCACCGGCGTCGGCGTGCTCGTCGTCGCCATGGGCGAGCTCGGCCTTGCCATCCTCGATGCCGTGCGCAAGGCCGGGGGCTTTGCCGCCGCCTGGTACAAGCTCAAGGCGAAGTTCTTCGAGGTTCTGCGCGACATGGCCGGGGGGTGGGTGGAGTTCACCTGGGCACTTGCCGACGGCATGAATGATCTGTTCGGCACCCGGCTGATGGGCGCAGATGCGGGGATCACGCAAACCCTGCGCGACCTGCAGATCGGGGCGGAAGACGCCGCAGCGGCCGCGCAGGAGGTGAGCGCGGCCGCCACCGAGGCCGAGGTCACGCTGACAGGTCTCGGGGGCGCGGGCTCCGGCGCCGGAAAGAAGGTCAGGAAGGGCCTGACCGAGGCGCAAAAGGCGGCGCAGGAGTTTGCCGATGCGCTGCGGGACGGATTTCGGTCCTCGGTCGAAGGCGCGGTCGACTGGATGCTTGACGGGTTTCAGGGCGGCTTCAAGGGTCTGGTCAGCCTTGCCCGGGACGCGCTGAAGCAGGTCGTGGCGCTCTTTCTTAAAAACCGGATCACGCTCTCGCTCGGCCTTGGCGTCAGCGGCGGCGCCGCCACGGGGGCAGCGGCGGGCGCGGCCGTCTCCGGGGCGGCGGCGGGCGGCTTTGCGGGACCGCTCGGCCTGCTTGGCACCGCGGGCAGCTTTCTCGGCGCGATCAGCTCGGGCGCGGCGGGGCTGGGCACCGCGCTTTTCGGGGCGGGCGGCGGCCTTGGCGCCGCGGGCACCTATCTCTCCTCGGTCGTCGGCAGCGCGACGAGCAGCCTCGGGGCCTTCGGCGCCGCCATCGGCGCGGCGCTGCCGATCCTTGCCGGGGTGGGCGTGGTCTTCTCGTTCTTCAAGAAAAAGGTCACCCAGCTTGACGCCGGGCTGCGGCTGACCGTCACCGACATGGACACGCTGGTCGAGACCTTCAGCAAGACGAAGACCTCGCGGTTCTGGGGGCTCTCGAAGAAGACCCGCGAGACCTTCACCGAAGCCGCCGCGGCGATTGCCGACCCGATCGAGGCCGCGGTGGCCGGGATCGTGCGCGGTGTCGCGGACATGGCCGACACCCTCGGCATCGCCGGGCGCGACGCGCTGAAAGGGTTCTCGACGCAGATCAGGATCTCCACCCACGGGCTCTCCGACAGCGACGCGCAAGAGGCGATCAAGGCGGGGTTCACCCAGCTTTCCGACGAGCTGGCGCGGATGATCCTGGCCGCGGGCGAAGGCGTCAGCGGCAATCTCTCGGCCTTCACCTCGGCCTTCGCGCGCCGGGGCGAGAGCGCAAGCGAGACCCTGACCCGGCTTTCCTCGGCGCTGGCCACGGCCAATGCCTGGCTCGACCGGCTCGGCAAGACCGCCTATGACACCTCGCTGGCGGGCGCCGATGCGGCCTCAAAATGGGCCGGGGCCTTCGGCGGCCTTGAGGCCATGTCCGAGGCCGTCAGCAGCTATTACGCCGGGTTCTACAGCCCCGCCGAACGCCTCGCCCAGGCGCGCGAGGAGCTCTCGCAGGCGCTGGCGGGGCTCGGCATCGACGCCCTGCCCGGCTCGCGCCAGGCCTTCCGGCAGCTGATCGACGCCGCCTTTGCGAGCGGCGACAGCGATCTGGCCGCAAAGCTGATCCAGCTGGCCCCGGCCATGGCCGAGATCACCGATCAGGCCCAGGCACTGACCGCGGCGCTGAAGGATCTCGACACCCAGTCGCTTTATCGCAGCGGCGCCGAGGCGCTTTACGCCGCGACCTCGGAGGGCCATCGCCGCCGCCTGACCGGCACCGATGCCACCGTGCAGGGCCTGCTGGCCGAGGTGGTGCGCGCGATCCGCGAAGGCGACATCAACAATGCCCGCCTCACCGCCCGGCTGCTGGCCGTGCAGGAGCGCATGAGCCTGGACCCCGCGCGATGAAGATCCTGACCCCGATTGCCGTCACCGATGCGACGCTGATCTCCTGCTCGATCCCCGAGACGGATTTTCCGCGCTGGAGCGCGCAGACGACCTATCCCCGCGGCGCCTTCGTGATCAGCCCCGCCACCCATACCGTCTATCGCGCGCTCCAGGGCGACAACACCGGCCATGATCCCGATCTCGAACAGGCAGCGCTGGCCGATCCGCTGATCGACGACCCCGATCCGGTCTTCTGGCAGGTGATCGGCGCCACCAACCGCTGGCGGCTGTTCGACGGCAAGCCCTCGGTTCTGGCCACCGCCGCCGAGATCATCCGCGTCACCCTCGCCCCGGGTGTGGCCGTGGGCGGCGTCGCGGGCTTTGGCATCAGCGCCGCCGAGATCCGCGTGACGATGACCGATGCCGGGGCCGTGGTCTATCGCCGCGCGATCGCCATGCAGGACGAAACCGTCGTCAGCGACGGGCTGGGCTATTATGTCGAGCCGATCACCGAGCTTTCCGAATTCGTCCTCACCGATCTGCCGCCCTATGCCGCGGCGCAGATCACCATCGAGGCCATCCGCCGCGGCGGGCAGGTCAGCGTCGGGCAGATCGTCCTCGGCCCGGTCTGGTCGCCCGGGCGCCCGGTGATCGGCGGCACCGGGTTTCAAGGCGTCGATTTCTCCTATGTCAAACAGGACGATTACGGCGATCTGACCACCGTGCGCCGCGCCGCCACCCGGCTCAGCACCTTCGAGACCTGCCTGCCGAACGCCCGGCTGCTCGGCTTCGACACCCGCATGCGCAGCCTGCGCGGCGGCACCGCCGCGGTCTGGATCGGCTCGGACGATCCCCGCAAGGCGGCGATCAACTACGGATTCTATCGCAGCTACCGCGCGGCCTATCAGACCGACGCCTGGTCGCTGATCTCCATCGAAGTACAAGGAATCGTCTGATGGCAAAACCCGCCAAACCGACCGTCCCGCCGCCGCCCCTGCGCTCCAACCCGGAGACCTTCAGCGCGCGCATGGAAGCCTCGCTCCTGTTCTGGAAGACCTTCGCCGACTATCTCGATGCGCTTGGCGATCATGCCGAGACCCAGGCCGATGCGGCGCTGGCCGCGGCGCTTGCGGCGGGCGCCGGGACCGGACTTGCGCTGAGGGGCAACGGCGGCAAGCTGATGGCCGTCAATGCCGGGGCAACGGCGCTGGAATTCCTGACCGCCTCCGGCGCCGGAAAGGCGATCCTCGCCAATGCCAGCGCCGCCGGTCTGGCGCTGGCGAGCGACGCGGATGCGGCCGCGCAGCGCGCCACGCTCGGCCTTGGCACGGTCACCCCCCTGGCCGAGGCGGTGACGGATCTGAGCGCGATCACCCGCTCGGGCTGGAACCGCTTCGCCGCCGCCCAGACCGCCAACACCCCCTTTGCGACCGGCGCGGGGATGGTGCTGACGATCTTTTACGACGGCTCGGCCGCGGTCCAGCTGGTCTGGGGCCACAACAAGGGCGAGAGCGACACCGGGCAATGGATCCGCTGGCGCGCCGCCAGCGCCTGGGGGGGCTGGGTGCGGCTGCATGGCTCGCAAGTCGAGATCAACGGGCTGATCGGCGCGCTGGCGCTGGGGGTCGCGCAGTCCTGGCAGGATGTCACCGCCGCCCGCCTCGCCGGAACCAATTACCAGAACACCACCGGGCGCCCGATCGCGGTCAGCATCACCACAAGCGGCACGACGGCGAACACCGCGCTTTATCTGGGCGTCGCGGCCCCCGCCAACATCCTGATTGCCGCGACCGGGACCGGCTCGACCCTGCGGATCATGTCGCATCAGGCCGTCGTCCCCGCGGGGCATTATTACCGGTTCGAGGGCGCCGCACCCGCAACCTGGGCGGAGCTGCGCTGATGGAACACGGCTTTTACCACCCCGCCCACGGCTACTGGCAGACCACCGGCACGCCCACCCCCGAGATCCGCGCCGCCTATCCCGAGGGCACGGTCGAGGTGCCGCTGCGCCCCGGGGCCGATCATCTCTGGACCGGCGAGGGCTGGAAACCGGCCCCGGCGCGGCGCTCGGTCGATCAGGCGCTGGCCAATCTCAAGGCCGCGCGCGACGCCGCCATCGCCCGCGGCATCGAGCACGACGGGCTGCGCCTGCAGACCGACGATCTGAGCCAGAGCCGCCTCACCGCCGCCGCCCTTGCCGCCCGGCTCGACCCGGGGGCAACCGTGCGCTGGAAGCTTGCGACCGGGGAGTTCGTCGCGCTGAGCGCGCCGCAGATCATCGCCCTCGCGCTGGCCGTGCGTGCCCATGTGCAGGCCTGTTTCGACCGCGAGGCCGATCTGGCCGCGCAGATCCGCGCCGCCGCCGACCCGGCCGCGGTCGCCCTCACCTTCTGATGCCCTCGGGCGCCGTCACCGTCACCGCCCGCCGGGCGGCAAGCCGCGAAAGGGCAGGATCATGAGCGATGCAAGGGGCCTCGTCGAGCTTTTCGATGCCATCTGGGGCGGGGCCGTCACCACGATGGCGGCGGCGCTGGCCGGGCGGCTGATGTGGCATTCGACCGAGGTGCGGGCGCGCAAGCGCCGGTTCCTGAGCCGCGAACTGCTCTGGGAACTGCCCGTCGCGGTCGGCATGGCGATCATCGGCGAGGCGGTGGCGGCTTATTTCGAGCTCGGGCGGACCGTCACCACCGGCGTCGTCGCCTCGCTCGCCTATCTCGGCCCGCGCGGCGCCCAGGTGGCGCTGACCCGGGTCTTCTTTCACAACAAGGAGTCGTGAGATGACGACAGACTGGCGGGCCGCGCAGCTGCGGCTCCGGGCGCTCGGCTTTGACCCGGGGCCGATCGACGGGCTTTGCGGGCCGAAGACGAAAGCCGCGCTGATGGCCTTCGGGCGCAGCCGCGGGCTCGGTTTCGGGCGCGCCCCCGGGCCGGTCATCGCGGCGCTGATGCGCGCAGATGCGCCCTGCCCCGACCTTCCCTGCCCCGACCTTCCCTGGATGGCCGAAGCGCTGCGCCTGCAGGGCCTGCACGAGCGGCGCGACACGGCGCGGCTGCGCGCCTGGCTCGATCCGGCGGCGCAGGCGATCGACCCGCGCGCCGTGCCCTGGTGCGGCGCCTTCGTGGCAAGCTGCCTGCGCGCGGCGCTGCCCGGGGTGATCCTGCCCGACACCCCGCTTGCCGCCCGCGCCTGGGGCCGCTTTGGCGATCCCGTCGCGCCGGTCTTCGGCGCGGTGCTGGTCTTCTGGCGCGGCGCCCCCTCCGGCTGGCAGGGCCATGTCGGCTTTTACCGCGGCGAGGATGCGAGCGCCTATCACGTCCTCGGCGGCAATCAATCCGATGCCGTCACCATCACCCGGATCGCCAAGACCCGCCTCCTCGCGGCGCGCTGGCCCACGGGCGTGCCCGTCACCGGGCGGCCGCTCCGCCTCACCACCAAAGGCCTCGCCCTCTCCAGCAACGAAGCCTGAACAACAAGGGAGACCCCGATGACCGACACCCTTCTTGCCACGATCCTCGCGCAGATCGTGCTGCCGATCCTCGCCACGATCACCACCGCGCTGATCGGCTGGGCGGCGGCAAAACTGCGCGCGCGCTGGGGCATCGAGATCGAGGCCGCGCAGCGCGAGGCCTTGCACCAGGCGCTGATGACCGGCGCGCAGCTCGCCCTGACCCGCCGCGGGCGCCGCGACGACGGCCGCGATCTCGACCTCCTCGCCCGCGACGCCGTCGCTCATGCCCAGGCCTCGGTGCCCGATGCCATCCGCGCCCTCGCCCCCCGCGACGGCGTGTTGAAAAACCTCGCCGTGGCCAAGATCGCAACCCTGAGCCGGTGAGAGCACCCGGGTCGATCCGCCAGCGCCGGATCGGAACGCGCCGGGGCAAGGACCAATCCGTGCCCTGCCCCGCCGCGCGCTTCGGAGGCGTCAGGCCCGGCCGGGATCGGTCAGGATCTTGTAACCGCGATCGGTCATGCAGCGGTCCACGACGCGCCGCGGCCCGTAGGTGACCAGATCGTCACTGTAATCACCGCTGCCCGCGGCCGCGATCGCGCCCGTGGCAGCACCCGCGGCAATATAGTCACCCTGATAGCCGGTGTGATTGCCTGCGGCGGCGCCGACCAGCGCCCCGAGCAGGATCCCGGCCACGAGCTGCTGCTGCATCTCTTTCTCTTGCCGTTGCTTGTATTCGGCCTCGACCTTGAGGGCGATGGACCGGCAATGCTCCAGATCGGCCTCGAATTTTGCCGGACGGACCTTCGCCGGATCAACGACCGGCCGATATTCCTGCAATGTCTGCACCGGCTCACAGGCGCACAAGGCCACGCATGCCGTCAACGAAACAGCAACGGATCTGATTGTTTTCACGGAAGATTCCCTCAAAGCGTCAATGAGGGCAGGTTTGTGTGCGCGCTCCCGGATTGGCAATGGTCTTTCCTGTCATGCGGGATTTTGGCGCAGCCGTGCGGTCGCACTCACGGGTAGCACGGACGACCGCGTGAGACGCCGACCGCTGCGCGGGACATTTCTGTAACGAGTGACGTTTTGGCCTCTTGGGAGGCCAGAGGGGGCGCCAACCCCCTCCGACACGGGGCGAACCGCTAAGAACCCCCGTCGACCAGCACAAGCTCATGGCCGCTCCCCCCTCGCGAGGGAGGGCCCTTGGAACATATTCAGATGACGGAGTCGATGATTCCCGTCGCGCCGGTTGCCCCTGCGGCACCCTGGCTCGGCGGCAAACGCAACCTGGCGAAACGGATCTGCACGATCCTCGACGAAACCCCCTGCCGGACCTATTGCGAGCCCTTCGTGGGCATGGGCGGGATCTTCCTGCGCCGCCGCGCCCGCCCGCGGGCCGAGGTGATCAATGATGCGGGCCGCGACATCGCGAACCTGTTTCGGATCCTGCAGCGGCATTATCCGCAGTTCCTCGAAATCCTGCGCTTCCAGCTGACGGTCCGCAGCGAGTTCGAGCGCCTGCTTGTGACCCGGCCGGACACGCTCACCGATCTCGAACGCGCCGCGCGGTTCCTCTACCTCCAGCGCACCGCCTTCGGCGGCAAGGTCAGCGGCCGCAATTTCGGCGTCAGCCGCGATCGGCCCGGCCGCTTCAACCTGCTGACGCTGGAGCCGATGCTGGAGGATCTGCACGCGCGCCTCTCGGGCGTGGTGATCGAATGCCTGGATTTCGGCGCGTTCCTGCAGCGCTATGACGCGCCCGAGACGCTGTTTTACCTCGACCCGCCCTATTGGGGCTGCGAGAGCGATTACGGCAAGGATCTGTTCAGCCGCGACGACTTCCAGCGCCTGGCGGATGGGCTGCGCGGCCTCAAGGGGCGGTTCCTGCTCTCGATCAACGACGTGCCCGAGATCCGCGAGATCTTCTCCTGGGCAGAGATCGAGCCGGTCCGCACCACCTATTCGATCGCAGGAAAAGGCCAAAGCATCCCCGCCGCCGAGCTGCTGATCCGCGGGAAAGTGCGGTAGCGGGGAAGGGAAAGACGTGGGGGGGGGCGCCCTCCCCCACGCGACGGTGCGGACCTGCCCGGGACAAGATAAAGCCGAATACTTCTCTCTTTGTTCTTGATTAAAGTGTCGGTTGTGGACATTGTGTCAGAAAAATTCCCAGAAGGATGGCGGCACATGTCGGCTGACTTTTCGACACTCCTGGCGCAGGCAGGATACACTGTACCCGAAGCTGCGCGCGTGCTCGGCTATTCGGAAGGCCATATCTATCGCTGGAAACGCGGCGAGGAAATCCCTCGTGAAAGCGTGATCCGCCTGCTGAACATGGAGATCGATCGGCGGCGCGATGCGGGCGACGCTGAAAAGACGTTCACTTTTATCGACCTTTTCGCCGGGATCGGGGGCCTGAGACGCGCGATGGAGAGCGCGGGCGGGCGCTGCATCTTCACGTCGGAATGGGATAAATACGCCCAGCAAACCTATATGGCGAACTTCCCCGACAACCGACTTCCGGCAGGCGACATCCGGCAAGTCGAAGCGGAAGATATCCCCCCACATGACGTTCTGGTTGCGGGTTTCCCCTGCCAGCCCTTCTCGATCGCCGGTGTCTCCAAGAAAAACGCGCTCGGCCGGGCGCATGGTTTCGAGGACGAGACGCAGGGCACGCTGTTTTTCGACGTGCTGCGCATCCTGATGCATCATCGCCCCGCGGCCTTCATGCTGGAGAACGTCAAAAATCTGAAAAGCCACGATAAGGGCCGGACATTCGAGGTGATCCGCCGCAAGCTGACTGAAGATCTTGGTTACACGCTGGAGACCCGGGTCATCGATGCCGGGCATTTTGTCCCGCAACATCGCGAACGGATCGTGATGGTGGGCTTCCGCGAAGCCACTGGCTTCAGCTTCGACGATGTGCAGCTCCCGACTTACGGAACCAGACGGATGCGCCACATCCTGCACCCCGAAAATGGCACGGAACGACCCGAAGGACATTTCACGATCGGGCCGGATGCCTTGGTCAGCGAGAAATACACCCTGACCGACAAGCTCTGGGCCTATCTGCAAGGCTACGCAGAGAAGCACAAGGCCAAAGGGAATGGCTTCGGTTTCGGGCTTGTTGACGGCGACGGCATCGCACGTACGCTTTCGGCCCGCTATTACAAGGATGGCTCGGAAATTCTGGTCGGCCGGGGCAAGGGGAAGAATCCCCGCCGCCTTACACCACGTGAATGTGCGCGGCTGATGGGATACCCGGATGACTTCCGAATTCCGGTGTCGGATACCCAGGCTTACAAGCAGTTCGGAAATTCAGTGGCTGTGCCTGTCTTTGCCGAGGTAGCGCGGGTGATGGCACCGCATATCCTCTCGCTGACAAAAGCCGAACCGCTCAAAAAAGTTGGCTGA